GTTGAAGATCAATGCCAAAGCTGACTCAGGACGGAGTACCTTGACACCGTAGAGAGTGTCTGCAGTGAACAAGTCACCAAGGTATTCTTGCTTGTACTGAGTTTGTGAACGGACACCCATTTGCTCTGCAAACACTGCAAAGTCTTTGTGTCCTAAGATACCTGCCTTGAGGTCACCACCGGCATCGTTGTCAGCCGCTGTTTCAATGACTGGGCAGTTTGTAGAGACATAGATGTCAATACCGTAGAGGCTACCAATGTTACCATTCACTGTTGGCTGACCTGATACGAAATCAGATGAGTTGTAGCGAGTGATACCACGGATGGTCTGTACTACTGATGGAGGAACTACGAGGAAACGCTGATCCATAGGAACATCCGCATCGTCAAGTTCTTTAACAGCTTCACGGAAGGCATCATCAGAGAAGATGTCAGCCGCCGCAACAGTATCAACAGCGTAAGCTGTCAAGTCTGTAGAAGCATCCATGTAGTATGAGTTACTATGAATCCAGTCAGTCCCTGCGTTAGCAGTTGTACCATCAGCTTCATAAAGACCAACGCTCTTACCAAGTGCAAACAGGTCTGTGTCTACACGCTTTGCAAGCGCATAACCTGCATCAGAGGTGTAGAACTGACGGAGTGAAGATAACGCTTGTACGTCAGTAATATCTTCAATCATACGAGAATACTCGTAATGTTGGTCAATTGCGACCTGTACTTCTGACTCAGTAGCCGCAATCAGTGTTACCTGAGTTTCAGCAGACTTAGCAGATGCATTGCCACGAGTAGGCTTAGGGATGTGAATAGTGTCACCCTTTTTGCCCGTCATTGGCATACGGTTTACAAGATTGGCAAGAACGAGTGAGTTCTCGTAGGCCGCTACAATTTCATCAGACCAGATTTCTGGAATGAACGTTGCCGCCGTTGTATTGGTGACGTGGTTGGTACCTAGTGCCATGTTAATTTCTCCTTAACACTATTTGACACGACCCTCTGCGTATGCGGCCATAATTTCAGGCTGTAGTTGCGTATAACGCTTTGGATCAGTTTTCATAAGTTTAATAATATCAGCACGACGATAAATTTTACGACTTGGTGCTTCTGTTGATCCTGAGGTGCTACCAGTAGATGCGGCCTTAAGTTGACGCTTACGATCTTCTTCTTGAACTTTGGCAGTCTCTGCTACCATACCTTTGCGTTCTTTCCAGAGGCTAAGGAGTTCATTAGCGGCTTCAAAGTCAAATTGCTTGTCTGCTCGCTGATAAAGTTCTTGGCGTACTTTTGAGCCATTTGTCCAGTCTTGAAAACCCGTATCCTGTATGATCGTTAGAAAGTCAGGATGTGTGTTTTGTAACTGTGACAAGATCTGCTGTTGTCGCATAGCCATTGAAGTCTCTTGTGCCGCCTTAATGGTCGGATGATTCTCAATTGCTTTTGCGATAGCCTTATCAGGTTCATTGAAAAAGTCGAGATCTTCGTCTTCTTCTTGTGGGCTACTGGCATTAATCTGAGACTTAACGAAATCATCAACAATCTTTCTAAGTTCACCGACTTCAGAACTCTGACGACCTAGTAGCTTTTCAGCTTCTTGATGCATCTGGACGATATCTTTGATATCTTTGCCCTGATACTTCTCAGGTATCTCAGGTTCTTCTACTTCAGGTTCTTGAGTGTCCTCAAGGGTTGGCTCAGGGGCTTCCTCGATTACTTGCTCTGCTTCGCCTAAAGCGGCGTACTCTTCTTGTTGATCTTCGGGTTCTCGATCAATTAAACGTGCCATATTGTTAAACTCCGTGCCGTAGCATTATGGAAGTGATTATTTTCTAGCGGCTCTTTCGTGATCCTTAGCCCACGCATCATCGGCATCAGGCCAACCTGTACCTTTGAAATGTGTTCGGATACTAGAGATTATCCGCTGTGCGGTGTCACCACATTCAGGGCAAGTTGCGAATAGATCTTTTGAATCTACCCATTGCTCTTCTATGTGGTCACAAGTGATGCACTTAAAGTCATACCGACGGATCATTTCCCGCCTCCATGTCTAGTGCATTTCTTATCCCTGTCTCAAAGTTGATAACATTCATAAGAGTGTTAATCTGACCTTTGACAAAGAATAAATCTTGTTCGTTTTTAATTTCTTCAATTTTATATGAACTGACTAAATCTTTTGCTTCTTGAACAAATTGTTTCCAACCATCAGTCAAGAATAAATCCATATAATTTTCATAATATTTTTCGTCATCAGGACTCAATAGAGTTTCTCCTGTTCAATGTATACCACAATTATACCATAATGTCAACTAAATGTCAAGCGGATTTTGCTTGACTAGCTATACTTTTTGTGGTAGTTGGTTTTTGTTTAGCAGACTCTAACGCTTTAATACGCTCATCATACTGTTTGAGAATGGCATTCACTTGTGTGAGAATGTTATCCAATTCTTGATTCGTTACCATTGGTGTTCCTTGTTTGCATTTCAACAATATCTTCTTTCGTTTCAATCTCACGTTGCTTAAGTGCTAACTCTGCAATCTTTGCACGTTGATTGAACTCTTTTTCGGTAGGATCAGTGCCCATACCTTTCATTACCGCTGAGTAGCGTTTAGTCTCGCTGTCAATCGGTAACAACTCTGTTTCAACAGCATTCTGTTGGGCTCTTGAGACAACCTCTGCAGTTTGTGCTTGGATGTTTTCAATCGTTGCTTGCTTCTGAGCCATTTCCATTTGCATCGCTTGCATTTGGACTTGCTGTTGTTGTTCATTAGGTTGCATAGCCTGTTGAAGTTGAGCAATAATAGCTTCACGATTACTCAGATTCATGTTATCTACAATAGCCTGAATGAGCATTGGGTACATAGGTGACTCTTGACCCATTGTTTGTAGAAGCTGTACAAGCTGTGTAACTTCATACTCACGAGCAATGATACCTAATGAGCTACTAGCGACAAACTTAAAGTCTTTTGCAGGGTAACGCTCAGGATCAAACTGCATATAACGATATGCTACTTTTTCAACTAACGGAATCAAGAATGCTTCTTGGAAGTTAATCAGTGTACGCTTATGACGCTTGATGATCGCCCCAAGTGACATTGAGATACCTGCGGCTGTCGATTCGCCATTGATTGACCCCGGAATGCCTGCCGCATCGACTGCTCCTGTCGCCATTTGAACCATCTGTTGCAGACTGGCCGCTTGGTTAAATGTGTTGGAGTCAAGATTTCCAAATCTAAACGGCTGTAAGATTTCTGCGGGATTGCCATTCGTAAGGATGGCCTTGCCGGGTCGTACTTCCAATTTGCTTCCACGAGGAAGGCGTGAAGCATCAACAGCAAGCATAGGGTGTACAGTAAGCGCAAGTGCGTCAATTCGTGCTCTCAATTCAGTGTCAAGTGCTTTCTGTGCGTTGTACCCTTTCTCACAAATACCACGGCCCCAGAAACGGCTAGGGACAACATCCCAAGGGAATGCTACAACTGGACGGTCTTGCATCATGTATGGGTTTTGTTCAGCTTTTAAAAGAATACCACCATTAGCAATAACAATAATAGCTTCTACATACTCTGACTTATTCTCTGGTGTTTCACCTTCGTCTGCATCAGAAACAAACAAGTTGCGAGGAACTTTACCGTAGTATTTAGTTAAACGAACTTTGTCGTCTGTGTACTGAGTAAACTCTTGGTCTGGCTCAAGGTCAATATCAATAGCGGCAGTCTCTACTGCTACATCTCGATAAATACCTGCTTCTTGAGCTAAGTGTACTTGGTGAATAGGCACATACTCATCAATAGCAACACCTAGGGCTTCTTTGATACTTGTTGCTACAGGGTCAATCAAGAAATTCTGTGGCATGACAGGACGTACTTTAAAGACCGTCCGTGTGCGCTCAAGGACGCCCACAGCAGACATATCGCCTTCTAAGACTGGTTGAGTAGAAGGAATAAGCTGTAGCTCTTCATCAGCAACAATTTCAGCAACACCAGTGCCAAACACAGCAGAGTTAATGATACACTCTGCAATTGATTTCCGTGCAGAGACAAACTTAAAGTCTTCTTCAAGATTGACACGCAAGAGTGCAATGTCTCGATTGTCTTGATCCATTGCATCGTCTTTAATGTCGAACCACTTACCACGACCAAAAGTTGCTTCTTCGACCTCAGCGACTGCAGACTCTACAGCCTGCTGAAGGGCAGGAGAGATGATACGAGAGCGTTCTGAAGTCCGTAGGGTGTCTTCAGCAGACCACTGTCCTCTCCAGAGTCGGTAATACTCATCAAACCTTTCTTTATAGTTAGACTCGTAGTGGTCACGCCATTGATCGCATTTGTTAATTACCCAAGACTCAAGGGAGGTCGGGTCGATAGAGTGGTTTTCATATTCCATGTTAATATCCTTGCGTTACTTAATCAGTAACCTGCCACAGGGTCTAAGATTTCAAAATCGTCTTCTTCGTAGTCGTAGTAGTACGATACTTTAGCTAATTGGTCAATGTATGCTAAAGCATCAACCAAGTCATCATGCACAAGTGCATTCGGGAACTGAAAAAGTTCGTCAAGGAACGGAGGGTTCCAGTCGCCTTCATTCAGTGTGATTTGTCCGTGTTCAAAACGTCCTTGCAGAGCCCAGACAACACGATCAGTTTTCTTCTTGTTGCCGTGGGTCAACTCCTCCACCCTGAAGAACCGTTGTTGCGACTTCATAAGGTCTGTGAGGTAAGGCAGTACCGCATTCTTTAAGGCTCCTTTTTCTATACCAACCGCTACTGGTTGATAAGCATTCACAGCCTCGAAAATTTTCCTTGCGGTTTTCTTGATATCCCATCTTCCATGTACAATATCCGCTACCCACCATCCGTCTTCATTCGCCTTGACAATTGCTATCGCTGTTTGGTCGAGTTTGGAGTTCTTGGACTTAGACGCACTTTCAACATTAGCAAAGCCCGCAAGGTCGACTGCAATGTAATAATCCCCAACCTCAGGCTCATCAGGGTCAAACTTAACCCAATCCTCTTTAAAGATCTCTGAACCCAATGCTTCAAAGGATGCCATAAATTCCTGTCGGAAGGCATATGACGACATTGACTTCTTAGCAACATCAATTTCGTCTGGGTCGAGTAGTGGGTTGTCATAAGATGTAAAATGCCACGCCTTATAAGTCTCATCGCCTGACATTTCCGCATATTTAAACAACTCGTAGAAGTGGTTACGGCCCATAGGTGTCCCTATGAACATCGCTTGGCCCTTCTGGTCAGCTAGGGCAGGACGTAGGATCGTTTCCCATACAGAGGGCTTCATATCCGCATATTCATCCATTACAAGGAACTTAAGGGATACACCACGCATAGTTTCTGGTCTATCGGCACCCTTGAGGGATATAGTGGCACCGTTGACCAACTTGAGTGTTAGGTTGTTAATGTGGCTTCCTGTTATCACCGGGTTACCTAGTTCTAACAAGGTGTT